CCATACTTTTTAGCCACAGCTTGTTTGATAGCGGTTATATCATATTGATAATGAGCCCAAATAATTGCTTTACCCTCTGTCTCTTCTAAAACATCCATTAATTCTGTAATTCTATTATTTGGAATAGGTTGAGTTGCACCATCATCAGCAGTAAAATGACCACAAGTTATTTGTTGTAGTCGCATTAGTTGTGTTAACGTATTAACAGTAGTCGATTGTTTACCTTTTAAGATAGCAATAGCTTCTTTTTTCATTTGATCGTATAGCCTACGTTGATCTGGAGATAATTGTATTTCACGTTTAATAAATATTTTATCTGGTAAATCTAAACAATCATCTTTTAGTACACGGTATGAAAAATCTTTTAATTTGTCTGACAATTCACCTAAGTTTTTAAAACCATTAACGACTTGTACTTGTCTACCATGCATGTGTAATGTTTTCATTTCTGCATATCTATTTCTAAATGCATAATAAGATGTAAAGTCTAATAACCACGGACTTAAAAAATCACATTGTGTATATAAATCCAATGGGTTTTTGGTTACAGGAGAACCTGTCATTATTCTTCTATATACCGCAGACTCAGCTAATTTAAGAATATTTTTAGTTCTTTTAGCTGTAGGGTTTTTAATTGTAGTAGACTCATCTATTGCCATTAAAGATCTGTGAGAAGATAAAAATTTATGTGCAAAGTTTACACCTTTAGTTGTACTAAAAGCTTCAACATTCATAATTAAAATATGTAGATCTTCACCAGGTTGAAATAACGTATCTAATTTTTCTTGTTGTTTTTTAGTAATAGCTGCTTTCCATAAAACAGTTTCATGTTTTATATGATCAGGTAAATGTGTAGGTATCTCATTATTATACCAAGTACCGACCACACCTTTAGGTGCAATAATAAGAGCACCATTAACTTTACCTTTGTCATAAAGCATAGCTAAATTGTCTATTAATACTTTTGTTTTACCTGTACCCATTTCCATAAAATAAGCAAAAGTTTCTCTATTCCATGACTTTTCTAAAGCAGTCATTTGATGTGCGTATGGTTTTGTTTTAAATTTATAATTCATAATTTTTCTTCTTTCTAGTTGACAATATAGATAAGAGGACCTATATTGTCAAGCATGAAAGAAAATAAAGTATATGTAATACAACACATTGCTGGCACTGCTGAAGGCAGACCTAAAATAAACATTATAGGCGCTCAAGAATATGGCGACTTTGAATTTTTATTACCTGAGTTATCACAAATAATATTTTCTCCTGGACCATTAATTTTTAAACTTAGAAAAGCTTTAAAAAATTTTACTACAAAAGATTATTTATTATTGACTGGTGACCCTGCAATTATTGGTGTAGCATGTTCTATAGTTTCTGACATGACAAACGGTAGATACAATTTACTAAAATGGGATAAACAAGAAAGAAAATATTATCCTATTGAAATTAACTTATATGAAAGAGGAAAGATAGATGAGTAATATTAATTTTGAAGAAGACCAACAAGACCTTGTAGATAAAACTGCAAGTATACAATCTCTAGCAGATCAAATACAAATGTTAGAAAGTTTAAATAGTAGAATAGAAAGTAGTGAAAACAATCTTAAAGATTTAAAAAAAGAACATGACCGATTGTCTGGAGAAGTAATTCCGACCATGATGGCTGAAATGGGATTAGCACATCTTAAATTAGCAGATGGTTCAACGGTAGATGTTAAACCGAATTATAGTGCGAGTATTACTATTGCAAATAGAGAGAAAGCATTTAACTGGCTTCGTGAAAATGGCTTAGGTGATATAATCAAAAATGAGATATCCGTATCATTTGGTCGTAACGAGGATAACAAGGCAGCTGATTATGCTGCTCTTGCAGAGGAACGTGGGTTTCAACCGACACAAAAGTTGAAGGTTGAGCCCATGACTCTTAAAGCGCTAGTCCGTGAGCGTTTAGAGGCAGGTAAAACAATGCCAACGGAAATTTTCAACGTGTTTGTTGGAAATAAAACAACAATAAAAAGGAACAAATAAACATGAACCAAGTAGCAGAAAAAAAAGAAGGAGCATTAGCAACATTTGATATGGAAGCTGATGCACAACAAGGAACTCAAAATATATCGCAAGAAGATCTTGCGTTACCATTCTTAAAAATTTTGGGTCAACTATCTCCAGAGGTAAACAAAAGAGATGGTAAGTATGTCGAAGGCGCAGAGCCTGGCAAAATAATCAACACAGTTACAAACGAATTGTTTGATAAAATTAGTGTTGTACCTTGTCACTACAAAAGACAATACATTGAATGGCAAGACAGAGGCACAAGTTCTGGTGCACCTGTAGCAATTCATGACGCTGACAGTGATATCGTTAGTCAAACCACTAGAGGTAAAGACTACAAAGACAGATTACCAAATGGTAATTATCTTGATAATACTGCAAGTCATTTTGTATTGACTCTTGGTGATACTCCATCATCAGCTTTGATTTCTATGAAGTCTACTCAACTTAAAGTTAGTAGAAAATGGAATTCATTAATGATGGGTTTAAAACTACAAGGTAAAAATGGTTTGTTTACACCGCCAACTTATAGCCACATTTATAATTTATCAACCGTGCAGATGTCTAACGACAAAGGAACATGGTTTGGTTGGGAAGTTGAAAAGATGGGACCAGTTACAGATAAAGCAATCTATGACATGGCAAAATCTTTTGCAATGAGTGTTGGTAAAGGTGAAGTGGAAGCTAAACACGGATCAGAAGATACTAAAGACTCAACACCATACTAAATAAAATCCTAGGAGTGGGCGTCGAAGCGAGAGTGGAAGCGCCCATTAAAAATTATGTTTGAAAAAATATTTAAAGGATTGGAACGTGCGCATGGTTGTACCAAGGTTACAACACCGGCAGAAAACGGTGTCAAACTAAAGGGACAATCATTCGTAGTACGTCAACCAGTGACCACGGAACTGTGGGAAATGCACCTAGATGGTAGACAGAGTCTGGGCATCATACCTATTAACGAAGATAACCAATGTGTGTGGGGCTGTGTTGACATAGACTCTTATGCAGGGTTTGATCACAAAAAATTAATTGATAAAATAAAACAATTTAAATTGCCTTTGGCTGTGTGTAGGTCAAAGAGTGGAGGAGCACACGTCTTTCTCTTCTCCGAACTACCGGTAGCTGCAGAAAGAATGAGAGATAAGCTAACAGAAATAAAAACACTACTAGGATACGGAGGATCAGAAGTCTTTCCAAAACAAATTCAATTAAAATCAGCAGATGACACAGGTAACTTTTTAAACCTACCATATTTTGGTGGTGAAGACACTACACGTTATGCATTTAGAGAAGATGGTGAAGCTGCAACACTAGAAGAATTTTACACTATATACAGTGAAATAAAACAAAAAGACATTACAAAAATAAAAATAGAAAGACCACAATCAGAATACTCTGATGCACCACCATGCATAGAACTTATGGCTATGAATAAAATACCAGAAGGTGGTCGTAACAATTCTATGTTTCATTTTGGTGTGTACGCTAAAAAGAAATGGCCTGCAGAATGGAAAAGTAAGATGACATTATTTAATGCAACTGCATCAACTGTACCACTGAGTGAGTCTGAGGTAGAAATAATTAAACGTCAGCACGATAAAAAAGAATGGGGTTACAAGTGTAATGATACACCGATGTGTAATCTGTGTGATAAAAAATTATGTAGAGAAAGAAAGTTTGGTATTGGTGAAGAGATTGTATTTCCTGCGCTGACTGACTTACAAAAAATTAAATTAGAAAAACCATACTACTATCTAAACGTAGATGGTGAAAGACTACACCTGGAGAACGTAAAATTTTTAAAACAACAAAGTTTATTTCAAGAAGCGTGTATGGAACAGTTGGATTTTAAACCACCAACAGTTAAACCAAAAGATTGGGACATGATAATAAACCCACTGATGAAGAACCATGAACCAATAGATCCACCAGAAGGTGTGACTACACAGGATCAATTACAGAACCATTTAGAAGAATATTGTTTAAACAGACAAGTATCAACAGACAAGAACGATCTTAAAAAAGGTGGTGTGTGGACCAGCGAAGGCAATCATCACTTTGTGTTTGACAGATTTTACAATCAGTTTTTAATTAGAAAACGTTGGGACGTACCATACTCACGTACAGCACAGATGTTGAAAGAAACATGTAACTGTGATGACAAACGTATTGGTAAAGAAAGAATCTCTGTGTTTGTTGTAAAACAGTTTGACAAAAAAGAAGACGACTACAATCAAAAAGAATTAAAACCAAAGGATATATTTTGAGAACGATTGTACTAGGACCACCAGGTACAGGTAAGACTACAACTTTGTTAAACAAAGTGGATGACTATCTAAAACAAACAGACCCTGACAAGATAGGTTACTTTGCATTTACACAAAAAGCTGCACACGAAGCAAGAGACAGAGCAATTAAAAAATTTAATTTAACAGAAGATGACCTACCATACTTTAGAACACTACACTCACTAGCCTTTAGAAAGTTAGGATTAAAAAAAGATCAAGTGATGCAGCCCAGACACTACAAAGATCTAGGTAAGAAGTTAGGTTTTCCTGTAACATACGCTGACTATCAAGAAGACCAGGGTGGTATCTTTACATCAGACAGTGAATATTTACGAATCATACAGCTAGCACAGCTACGAAACATTACACCAGAACAACAGTTTGATTTACAAGAACACACACAGGATCTGGAAAGAGATCAACTTAGAATTATACACAACGAGTTAGCAAGATATAAAAAAGAATATAACTTAATAGATTTTAATGACATGATAACAGAGTTTACAAAGTCAGATAAGTCTCCAAAGTTTGATGTAGTATTTATAGATGAAGCTCAGGATCTGTCACTAATGCAATGGGACATGACACGATCTATTTGGAATAAAACAAAAGATTCTTTTATTGCAGGTGATGATGACCAGGCAATATTTAGATGGGCTGGTGCAGACGTAGATTCTTTTATAGCATTGGAAGGACAATACTTACCACTAACACAGTCTTACAGAATACCTGCTAAAGTACATGGACTAGCGATGGGTATAATAAATAAAATTAGAAACAGAATAGATAAGTCATGGGAACCTAGAATTAGTCAAGGAAACTTACACAGACATTTTGATGTTGATAGTATTGATATGTCAACAGGTGATTGGTTAATATTAAGTAGAACAAGACACATGCTAACAGACATAGAAGAATCTTTGTATAGACAAGGATTGTATTATGAAAACAGATACAAACGAAGCAGTGAAAAAGAATTACACCAGGCAGCTACATCATGGGAGCATTTAAGACAAGGACAATTAGTTTCGTATAAAGAAATAGAAAACATGATTAAGTTTATAGGTCCTAAACATTGGCACGCTAAAAAAATAAAAGGTATGGCCAAAGGATCTTTTTATGGAATGGATCAATTGGTAAAAGATTATGGTCTACAAGTTAAGACAGTTTGGTATGAAGCATTTGACAACGCAGGGCAGACTAAGGTAAACTACTTGCGTAAGATGAGAAAGAATGGTGAGAAACTAAATGAAAAACCTAGAATTGAATTATCCACTATACATGCAGCTAAAGGTGGTGAAGCAACAAACGTTGTGCTATTAACAGATCTTACAGAAAATACTATGCGAAGTTATGAAAGAAATCCAGACGATGAGAATAGATTATTTTATGTAGGTGCAACAAGAACAAAAGAAAACTTACATATAATAGAACCAAAGAAATACGAAAAAGGATACTTACTATGACACATAAAGACATGTTTAAATCATCACACTACAATTCTTTAGAAGACCAGATAGGCGGGAAGCACTACCGGTCGATGAAGATTCAGCCCGCAGAATTTATAAATGAAAACAAATTACTTTTTGCAGAAGGCAACGCAATTAAATATATTTGCAGGCACCAGTCAAAAGGAAAAGCAGAAGACATAGAGAAAGCAATACACTATTTAGAAATGATATTGGAGAGGGATTATGATGCCGGCTAAATCTGTAATTAGAAAAACAATAGAAGTTAACAAACATGTGTTTGAATTAGAAATATATCCAAGAATAGTTTCCTGGGAAGTATTTCCAAGAAATTATGATGCAGCTTTGTATGCATTTAGTAATAAAGACACATTAAATAAAACAATAGAAGATAACTACTTATACGAGAAGAGGAAAAAATAACATGCAGATACCTTTGTTCAAACCACAAACTGAATGGCTACCACCAGAAAATTTTCCAGACTTATCTAAGTATGATGAGATAGCAATTGACTTAGAAACTAAAGACCCAGACCTAATGAAGATGGGGTCAGGTTCTGTAGTTGGTAGAGGTGACGTTGTAGGTATAGCTGTAGCTGTTGCAGGATGGTCGGGTTATTATCCTATCGCTCATGAAGGTGGTGGTAATATG